GTTACTTCTACTGTAAGTGCTAATACAACAAGTGGATTTAGTATTGTGTCTTATACTGGTACTGGAAGTAATGCTACTATTGGACATGGGTTAGGTGTAAGACCAAGTTTTATTATAGTGAAAGTAAGAGATGCAGTTAATAGTTGGCCTTGCCAACACATATCTCTTGGTGCTGGAAATAGAGTAAATTTAGATTCTACTGCGGCATCTGCCTCTGCACCTACATTTTGGAATAGTACAGAACCAACAAGTTCTGTATTTTCAGTAGGAACAGAAGATATAACTAATAATAGTGGTAATACTTTTATCGCCTACTGCTTCGCAGAGAAAAAAGGCTACTCAAAATTCGGCTCATACACTGGTAACGGAAATGCAGATGGTGCGTTTATTTATACTGGGTTTAAGCCAGCTTTTGTTATAATTAAACAAACCAACACAACAGGTAACTGGCATATACACAATAATAAAACAATAGGTTATAACCCAGCAAATTATTATTTAGAAGCTAACTTAAGTAATGTGGAAGATACAACTGAAAGAATAGATTTATTAAGTAATGGTTTTAAACAAAGAAGCACAGGTGGTTCTTGGAACGCATCAGGTGGTAGTTTTATCTACATGGCATTTGCAGAATCCCCATTAGTAGGCTCTAATTTTGTACCGACAAATGCAAGGTAATTTGATAAATTTAGTCTATAGACAAACCCCAAACTTTAACTTATAAGGAGATTAATTATGTGGGCAAAAGTAGAAAATAACCAAGTAGTCAAAGTCAACTCAAGACTAGAGTCGTTCTCAGCGGCAGCTCCAGCATGGAATGCAGCACAAAGAGCAGCGAACGGTATTTATGAAGTTGTTTATGACAATTCAAATTTAAAAGATCCAAGATTCTATATTAACGGAGCTGAGAGTTTTGCATTCGCAAATGATCAAGTAACTGCTTCATATGCGACAGCAACTGGAAAAACACTCGGTGATGTCAATGCGGTAGATGCAGATGATGAACCAGTTTTAGACGAAGATGGAAATCAAGTCGTTATTCCAGGTGTTAAAACAATTGAAAAGAATCAAATTAAAGCTCAAGCAGCTGAATTATTACAATCTACAGATTGGTATGTTGTAAGAAAATCAGAAGCAGGAACAGCTATTCCATCTGATGTTACAACATTTAGAACAGCAGTTAGAACAAAATCTGGAGAGATGGAAACTGCAATTGATAATGCTTCAACTATTGAAGCGGTAGAAGCTTTATTTACTTACACTAAAGGTGAAGACAACGTTTTTTCAAGACCTTTAGGTGAGTGGCCTAAGCTTTAGTTTCCATTTGTAAGATAGCCATTTTCCTTATATAGTAGTCGTGATATGCTACAGAAGATACAATTTTTACCTGGATTTAATAAACAAGTCACAGCTACAGGTGCTGAAGGCCAATGGATTGATGGTGACAATGTCAGATTCAGGTATAACACGCCTGAGAAAATAGGTGGTTGGGCTCAACTTGGAGAAAGTAAACTTACAGGAGCATCAAGAAAAACACATCACATTATTAATAAATCTGGAAGTAAGTTTTCTATTCTAGGCACAAACAGAATTTTATACGCATATAATGGTGGTATCTTTTATGATATTCATCCGATTAAATCGACAAACACCTTAACCAGCGCTTTTACAACAACGAACGGATCAACTTCTGTTACCATTACATTTTCCACATCTCACAATATTAATGCTAAAGATATTATTTTATTAGATAACTTTACGGCGATTACTGGTTCAGATTATACCGCCTCTGATTTTGATGATAAAAAATTTATGGTCACTTCTGTGCCAACAACAACGACTTTAACCATTACCATGCCAAGTGCAGAAACAGGTGCAGGTGCAACCGCATCAGGCGGTATTCGCGTTAGACATTATTATCCAGTAGGTCCAGCAGAACAAACTCCTGCTTTAGGCTGGGGGCTAGGATCTTGGGGTGGTGAAGCGCTTGGAAATGCACAAACAACTTTAGTGAGCACCATTAATGACTCACAAACAACAGGTATTCAATTAACAGACTCTGCTCAATTTCCAACATCAGGTACAAACTTTATACAAATTGGATCAGAAGAAATATCTTACACAGGTATTACTTCTAGTGTGCTTACCGGTGTTACAAGAGGTGTAAGAAATACAACAGCAGCAGCGCACACAGCGGGCGATACGATTGAAAATACTTCTGATTATATCGCTTGGGGTGAAGCAGCAAGTGGTGATCAAGTTAATGATCCTGGTTTATGGTCGATTGATAACTTTGGAGATAAAATTATTGCACTGATTCATAATGGTGAAGTGTTTGAGTGGGACTCAAATGCAGCCAATGCAGTTAGTAATCGAGCAACGATTATATCGGGTGCACCCACAGCTTCAAGAGATATGTTAGTATCTACACCAGATCGACACTTAGTATTCTTTGGAACTGAAACAACGATTGGTGATAAGACGACACAAGATGAAATGTTTATTAGATTCTCAGATCAAGAGGACATTAATACGTATACACCCACAGCAGTTAACACAGCAGGGACACAAAGACTTTCAGATGGATCAAGAATTGTTGGAGCGGTAAGAGGTCGTGATGCAATCTATGTATGGACAGATACTGCGCTCTTTACACAAAGATTTGTTGGACCACCATTTACTTTTGGTTTTGCACAAGTTGGAACGAACTGTGGTTTGATTGGTCAAAATGCAGCGCTTGAAGTAGATGGTGCGGCTTACTGGATGTCTGAGAACGGTTTTTTTAAATACTCAGGTAATTTAGAAACGATGCAGTGTTTAGTTGAAGACTTTGTATATGACAACTTAAACACCACAGCAACACAACTCATTAACGTTGGACTTAATAATTTGTTTGGAGAGATCACTTGGTTCTATTGCACCTCAACATCAACGGTTGTGAATCGAATGGTCACTTATAATTATCTAGACTCAACACCGCAAAGACCGGTGTGGACGACAGGCACACTTGCAAGAACAACTTGGGTGGATTCTTCTGTGTTTGGTTTACCTCATGCAACCGAATATAGTATATCAGCTAATACTTCTTTTGATGTTGTTGGAAACACAGATGGTTCGACTGTTTACTATGAACATGAAAAAGGAACAGATGATGTTACAACCACTGCTACTACAGCAATCGCTGCAAACATACAATCAGGAGACTATGATATTAATGGTGAGAGTTTAGGTGGGGATGGAGAAGTGATTATGAAAATTAGAAGATTTATTCCTGACTTTGTTTCACAAACAGGGAATTCTCAAATCACTTTAAATTTAAGAAACTATTCTAATAACTCACAAGCCAGTTCACCTTTAGGTCCTTTTACAATTTCATCAAGCACATCAAAAGTTGATACTCGTGCACGAGCAAGAGCAATATCTTTAAAAATAGAAAATACAAGCACAGGTCAAGACTGGAAACTAGGAACTTTTAGAATTGACATACAACCGGATGGAAGAAGATAATGGCAAAAATTACTTTAGTATTTACAAGACCAGGAAGAGAATACAGGCAGCAAGATGCCGATGCTTTAATTCGAGACCTTGACGGATTGATAGAAAAACTTAATTCTACGTTTCAACAAGATTTAACAGAAGAGACACAAAGATTTACATGGTTTAGTTCAGGAGGACAAAGTGGCTAATCGATACAAAAATGCAAATTTTGATTTAACAACAACAGATGTTACAGATATTTATACTTGTCCATCTAACTCAAGAGCAATCATACAAAACATACATGTTGCAAATATTGGTGCTGGAAACACAGAAATAAAAGCTTTTATAGATGATGATTCAGCAAGTAGATCTTTTCAGTTTGCAGAACATACGGTTAATGCAGGTAATTCTAAATCTGTATCAGATGGCACCATTATATTAGAAGAAAACGATAAGCTACAATTACAAGCGGCATCAGCTAATATATTTGAAGGCACTGTATCCATACTAGAATTTGATAGAACATAATATGCAAGTAATAAAACCAGATAAAATAATAGAAAAGATTACGAATAAAAAGACCGGTGAAGAGTATAAAAATGACCAGGAATGGAAGGCAAAAGGAGTGCCAGAAGAGGATATAAAAAAGGACATTACTCTTATGATGCCTAGTCTTGATTTATTT